GTAGGTTCTACAATTATGTTTATAGGAATTATACACTATCACTTTTACACAAATTGGTATTTAAAAATTTATGAAACATATATTGAGGTAATGTTATGAAAGGTTGTGATAGAGATGGAGATGGTTTTTTATTAAATAAAAGTGATTGGTCAGAAGAAGTCATGTATGAAATGGCTAAAATGGATGGTATAGAAATCACAGATGAAATAAAAATGTATATTGATAAAGCAAGAGAAATGTATAGTGCAACAGGCACAGTACCAGCAGTTAGAGTATTTGCAAAAGAATTTGGTATGGATAGAAAGGCAAGTAAATTGTATGAAGTTTTTGAATCTGGACCAATGAAGAAAATTGCAAAGTATGGTGGTCTACCAAAACCGACAGGTTGTGTTTAATGAAACTATTAATTATATTAACATTATTATTAACAGGATGTGCTACACATTCAGTAACCATAGGACCAATGGAAGTTTGGGGAAGTAATGAACAGTCTATACCAGAACCAAGAAAGGAATAAATTATGGAACATAAAACAATATATAAAAAATATAACATCACATTAGATGGTAAAAAAACTTATCTATTTGCATTAAGAAATTTAACATTAGATGAAGCAAAACAAGATATAAAATCTAGATTTAAATCATCTAAAATAACAAATATAAAAGAAAGTAATGAGTAGAGCATTTTGCATAGGTAATGGTGAAAGTAGAAAGGGTTTTGATTTAGAACAGTTAAGACCTCATGGTAAAATATATGGTTGTAATGCTTTGTATAGAGATTTTACACCTGATGTTTTAGTTGCAGTAGACCATGGTGTATGTCATGAGATATACAATAGTGGTTATTGTCAAAAGAATGAGGCATGGTTTAGAGATTGGACAAAAGTTCCTGCTATGCATTATGAAATGATGATATATGGTGCTATTGATAAAATTACTAGAGATGAAATAAAAGATTATTATGATGACCATATAGAAAACAAAAGAACAAATGCAGATGAATTTGTATTTCATGGTTCTAATTTATCAGGTCTTGCAAAGATAATTCAAAGTGGTAAGGCAAAAGGTAAAACAAAAGAAGTTATTAAAAAAACAGTAAGTCATTCAGCAATTAATGTTAGTTGGATGAATAAACCTGATTACTCAAACAACATAACAGACTTGATTGAGAATTACAAAAAAGATTTAGGGTGGGCAGCCGGTGCTACTAGTGGTAGAATCGCAGTAGAACAAATAAAAGATTTAAAAGAAGTCTTTTTAATAGGACACGATTTATGGAGTACCAATCATTTAGTAAACAATATATACAAAGGAACAAAACACTATGTATCACCAGAAAATGGTAGAACACCAGCAGATAACTGGATTCTACAATGGAATGCTATGTTTACAGGTTACCCAAATATAAAATTCTATAAAGTAAATGAAAAGCCAGTAGGAACAAGTGATGATATCAATGTTGTTATTGACGGATGGAGAAATAGTAAGAATGTTGAATATATTACATACCCAACCATGCTTGACATTATATCAAAATAGATGTATAATGGTGTTAAAACTATTATAAATAGTAGTGTAACAAGTGTTACTATACGAAAATATAAACAATACAATAATATTAAAATACGGAGTAATATATGGACTTTGAATCATTAAAAACATCATCTAGTGGTTTTGACAAACTAACTAAAGCACTAGAAGAAAACCTCAGTCCCGAGGATTCTAAAAACAAAAACAAATACCAAGATGACAGATATTGGAAACCAGAACTTGATAAAACAGGTAATGGGTATGCAGTATTAAGATTCTTACCAGCAACATCAGGTGAAGACATGCCATGGGTCAGAATATGGAATCATGCATTTCAAGGAACTGGTGGTTGGTATATTGAAAACAGTTTAACTACATTAGGTCATAAAGACCCTGTGTCAGAAGAAAACACAAGATTATGGAATACTGGTTCTGAATCAGATAAAGGCATTGCTAGAAATCGTAAAAGAAAACTTTCTTATCATGCAAATGTTTTAATCGTATCAGACCCAACACATCCAGAAAACGAAGGTCAAGTAAAATTGTTCAAATTTGGGAAGAAAATATTTGACAAGATTACTGAAGCAATGCAACCAGCGTTTGAAGATGAAACACCAATTAACCCATTTGATTTCTGGAAAGGTGCAAACTTTAAACTGAAAATTAGAAAGGTTGATGGTTTCTGGAATTATGACAAATCAGAATTTGAAGGAACTTCTCCTATTGCTGAAAATGATGACAACATCAAGGCGATATGGGAAAAACAATATCCTTTAAAACCATTCTTAGAGGCAAGTAATTTTAAATCGTATGAGGAACTCAAAGAGAAACTGAATCGAGTAATTACAGGTTCTAAGATTACAGACACGGTAGAAAATGTAGACCTCCCATCCACATCTGCCGGTACTGTTAAAAGTAATGATAGCGCCTCAATAGCGTCTGCTAATAATGAAAGTGATGATACACTTGATTATTTTTCAAAACTAGCAGAAGACTAGAGGTTCTCTCTCTCCGCTATCAGTAAACTTTAGGGCATATCTAGTAATAGTTATGCCCTTTTCTGTATAAATAGTATCATGGCAAGTATATTCGATAAAATTAGTAGTCAATCAGGTGGTGTTTATAAATCTGCTAACTGGTATAGAAATGCAGTATCATCTTTAAGTGATACTATAACTGCTAGAAAGTTATATAATCAAGGCAAGATTAATCAAAGACCTTCATTAGGTAGATTAAATCTATTTTTCTATGACCCAAAGTTTAAAGATACACTACCATATTATGACACATTTCCTCTAGTATTACCATTAGAAGGATTTAGAGGTGGTTTTGTAGGTATGAATTTTCATTATCTATCACCAATGATAAGATTTAGAGTATTACAACAATTACAAGGATTTGCAACAAATCAAAAATTTGATAGCACAACAAGATTAGATGTAAGTTATCAAAGAGTAGGTGGAATTGCAAGAATTAAACCAACAATTAAAAAATATTTGTATTCACATGTTCGCTCTGGATTTATGAGAATTGATTCACAGGATGCTCCTACAGCAGTTTATTTACCTGTTCAACAATTTAAGAAAAGAAGTGCAAGTTATGTATACGGAAAAAGTAGAGGATAAACATGGCAATATTTAGAGGCGGAGTTAAGATATTTGGTTCAGATGTTAGATTTGGAATAAGTAGAGATAGGTCATTAGATAATATTTTATTAGACCCAAGATTTAGACAAATAGAAGGTGGACAAGCACCTGATAATCCAAACTTACAGTCAAATAAACCAGCATTGATAAACCAAATGTTACAATATATAAACGAAGCAGAAGGTCTTGCAAGAGGTAATAGATTTTATACTTCATTTCAATTACCTAGAGGTGGATTAAGTTATTCTGAAACAGCATTAGAAGGTGAAGATGTAGGACCAGAAGCTGATTTAGCTGGTGATTTTAGTGGATTAAATACAGGTGAAGAAATAACAGGATTTTCTACAAATGAATTTAATACAAGGATACAAAATAAAGTAGGTAAACGAGTAAATGCATTTTGTAAATCAATTACAATGCCCGATAGAACAATGAAAACAGAAGAAGTTATAAACGGACCAGGTGCCCCTAGACATTTTGTTACAGACCATACCTATGCAGACATAACAGCAACATTTTATGCAGATAAGTATTTAAGAGAAAGACAGTATTTTGAATTATGGCAACAAGCAGCTTTTAATACTTTAACAAATAATTATGAACTGTATGAAAACTATGTATCAGACATAGATATATTTCAGTTAGGACAATTTTCTAATTCAGCAGGTTCATCTGAAGACCCTAAAGCTAGAGATGATGTAACCCATGGTGTCAAACTATATGATTGTTATCCAACAAGTATAGGGGCGCCATCATTAGCATATGACGCTAATGGCGTTATGGAATTTACTGTTACATTTAAGTATAGGAATTGGATGAATTACTTTATAAACAGAACTGCTGATGTAGAACTTGGTGATAGCCATTTTGATAGAACAATTGCAGGAGAACCAGGAAGATTAAATGGTGGGGGTGGGTTATTTGGTTCATTTTTAAGGTTTTTACCATCTGAATTAAGAAGACCAGGAAGAGATTTATTAGGAGATTTGAAACGAAGAATACCTATAGGAGATTTAACCGGTGGAAGAGTATTTCCACCATTTTTTTAATATAATGTGAGGATATTATGGCATTACCAAAAATAGAAACACCATCATACACAATGGTGTTACCTTCAAGAGAAGGAGATATAAAGTTTAGACCATTTACAGTCAAAGAAGAAAAGATTTTGATGATGGCTCAAGAAACAGGAGAACAGAAAGACATGATTATGGGAATATGTGATGTGATTGAATCATGCACATATGGTCAATTAAACCCTAAAGAATTACCTGTATTTGATATAGAGTATATATTTTTACAGATAAGAGCAAAGTCAGTAGGAGAAATTGCTAAGTTTAAAGTAATTTGTCCTGATGATTTGAAAACATATACAGATGTGGAAATAGATATAAGCAAAGTAGATGTTCAAATGGATGACAATCATACAAATAAAATTATGATTGATGAAAATAGAAAATTAGGTGTTGTATTAAATTATCCTACGATTACTTCTTATGATGTTAGTAAAGGTTTAGATGATGTTAAAACACAAGATGTATTTGATTTAATATATTCCTGTTTAGACCATATCTATGAGGGCGAAAAGATATATCCAGGTAAAGATAGCACACTAGAAGAAAAGAAAGAATTTTTTGACAGTTTGAATCAAAAAAACTTAGTAGATATAAGAAAGTTTTTTGATACAATGCCAAGTTTAAAAGCAGAAATAGAGGTTGAAAATCCTAAAACAAAAGTTAAAAGTATGGTGACCTTACGAGGGTTGCAAGATTTTTTTTAATATGCCTCTCCCACACTAACTTAGAGGCATACTTTGAAACGAATTTTGCACTTATGCAACACCATAAATATAGATTAGAAGAACTTGAAAATATGATACCATGGGAAAGAGAGATATATGTAAACCTCTTAGTGAATTACATTAAAGAAGAAAATGAGAAAAACCGGAGAGAACAGGAGAAGATGAAATGATACCAATGGAACTAATTAGTATGGGTGCCTCAACAGTCCTAGGTGGAGTATTATCCATCATGGCTCAAAAAGGTAAAGATGAAGCTGACAAACAAAAGATGATGATGGAACGAGCAGGTTTCGCCGCTCAACAAGCAGATAAGGCGAGAGATGTTACAGATTCATTTACAAAGAACACAAGGCGTTGGATTGCTTTGATGTGCGTATTTGCAATTTTAGTATTACCTAAACTTGTATTCTTAATTGCACCTGAAACACCAATTTATGTTGGATACACAGAAGCAGTTATGCAAGGGTGGTGGATATTTGCAAGTAGTGGAGAAATAACTACATGGAAACCATTAGAGGGACTAGTAATAACACCTTTAGATACACATGTTGTATCAAGTATAATCGGGTTATATTTTGGAGGCTCGTTGGTTCGTAGATAATGGTAGAAAAAACAGCAGATAAAGTAAAGTTTGATAAAGAAGAGGATATAAAACCTCTTCTTATCGCTTTTAGGAAAATCTTTGACCCTATTACAAAGTCAATGAAGAGCATTGCAAAAATACCAGAAGAAATCAAACGAATAGCAGATAACATATCAAAAGATATAGAAAGTGGTGTGCCTGAAAGAACTGCTAATGCTGTTGAAAAAATTGCAGAAAATCCAGACCAACTGGAATTGCCAGGAATTACACCAAAACCAGATGAAAATGATTTAGTGGACCCAATGGAAAAACTTAATGCACAACTACAATTGTTAATAGATAATGGTATACCTGCTAAAATTGATGAAGGAAAAATAGTTAAACTTACAGAAAAAGAAATAAAAGAAACACAAAAACAATTTATACAACAAGAAAAAACTGAAAAAACAATTAAAGAACAAATAGAAACAGTTAAAAAATCTGATATGACTGCTGAAGAAATGGCAAAAGAATTAGAAATTTTGTCATCAAATATGCAAAAGACTACGGATAAAAAACAAGAATTACAAACAATATTAGGTGATAAAACACCACAAAACCTAGGAACACAAGAAAGACCAGGTTTTGTTAAACCTGCTTTTATTGAGGAGATGAAATCAGCTAGTAATGAGGCTGGAATTGGTCAATTAAGTATGGTAATGGAGCAGTTAAAAGGTTCATTTATGAATAATATAGGTACTCCTTTAATGTCATTAATTAATATGACTAAAAAACATAATAAAGTAATGGAAGAGTATGGTGAAACAGGTGAGAAGGTAGATAAGTTTAGTTTACTAAAATATATTGCAATTGCAACATTGATTGGATTAATTATAAAAGGATTTGCAGGTTTTTTTGGATTTGATGGACCGAAAAAACTAACGCCGAAAGAAAAAGGCGAAGAAGCGGAAAAGAAGGCATTAAAAGAAGGAGATGATAAAACTACTGCAATGGTTAAGGGGAACATAGAAAAAAATAAAGCAATTAGAGAAGGATTTTTTAATGTACCTGGATTGTTTGGTATAGAAATGGATCCAACAGTAAGAGCAGGTGGTAAAGACAAGTATATAGACCAACAAGTGAGGAAGATAAACCAAAAGAAATTACAGGAAAGTGAACAGTTTAAAAACTTAACTGGTAGTTCAGACTTTACAAAAGGTGGTACAACAATTGTATATAATGATGTTAAGCAAGATTTATCTAAAACTACAAATGTTGAAACTAATGCGGTAGGAGATGTAAGTAATAAGGAAAATTATAGTAACATCAAAGATTAAGGATATTAAGTAATACCTAATTCTTTTTCAGTCATTATTTTAAATTCAAGACCATTATCAGAACAATATTCTTTTGCAGATTTCCATTTAGATATATTCTTAATGAAAGTTAATTGCTCTTGAAGATATCTTTTAGTTTTACGAGAACGAGGTTTAGGTGGTTTACATTGTATGGCAGGTTTAACTTCAATCATAATCTTTCTACCATCAGATGTTTTAATAATAAAATCAGGATAGTATTTATGTATTCTTTTATCAACAGGACTAAGATACGGAACATACATTTCTTCACTTGCCCATTGTAGTATGTCAGTATTTCTATCACAATATAACATGAATTTCTTTTCCCATGAAGAACGATACACAATATTATTTGAATCACCTATATATTTCTTAGGATTCTTAGGTTTGAAGAC